ACGTGAAGAAACTGGTTGACCGCGCTTACGAATTTGTGGAGCAATGCAATAAATGAGTGGTGGGTTTTACCACACTGTTACAAGAAGAACACCGTTAGGGTGGGTTGCTATTCGTATGTGTGATGATATTGAGGTGGCCAGAACAACAGGCAAGACGCATGATGAAGCCAAGGCTCGGCTTGTCCTGGAATGTTTGCCTGAACGGTTGCAGACAAAACTTGTTGAGACTGTGATAAAAAGGAACAGCCCACGGGATTAACCGTGAGCTGCTTGGTTGGATTGTCAGCATTTTTTTATCTTGTTCACTGCTTCAGTCGCCGCCAGTACGTTCCAGAAGTCTTGTGCGTTGAGTTGGTTGTTGTAACATTTGCGTCGAATCTCCCTTACCTTTTCTGGGTTTCCCGTTTTCCATTTACGTTGAATCTCCCTTACCTTTTCAGGGTTTCCCGTTTTCCATTTACGTTGAATCTCCCTTACCTTTTCAGGGTTTTTCGCGCTCCATTTACGTCGAATCTCCCTTACCTTTTCAGGGTTTTTCGCGCTCCATTTACGTTGATTCTCCCTTACCTTTTCTGGGTTTCCCGTTTTCCATTTACGTCGAATCTCCCTTACCTTTTCAGGATTAGCAACGCACCACTTGCGAATTGCCGCCCTTACCTTTTCAGGGTTTTTCGCGCTCCATTTACGCGATCGATACCTGTACTTTTCTGGGTTCGCGGCATACTGCTTGCGGTGGAGTTCTCGTGTCTTCTCACGGTTAGCGGCGTAATACTTGCGATTGTACTCCCTCTGTTTTTCAGGGTCTTTGTAAGACATATCACATCTCCGCAAGAATGCGCCTCAACTCCGCCTTAGTAAGCGTCACGCTGCGCCGGAATGTAATCCGCCCATCGCTCAGGGTATAGGGCAATGGCTCGCTCTCCTTTATCGCCTTGGTAGTTTTCGCCTGCTCCAGAAAGGCTTTCTGTGCCGCAAGGTTTCGGATGGTTGATCCGTCTATTAACTGACCCACCTGCTCCAGAGTTGCATCCTGAACACTCACCTCAAGCGTATCGCCACCGATGAGCAAGAGAGGATACCGCTTGCGCTTCTCCATGATGTTTGATTGCTCGTCATAGGGCAACCGCTTAACAAGCATCGCCTTTGCCCTGTCGCTCATGCCTCCGATCAACAAACGCGGGTGCATCCACTTCCTTCCGATTGCCTCAAAACTTGACCATGTAGATGACGGAATACTGTCCGCGAAGTACTCTCTGAACTTTTCAGAGTTTTCCGGATTGTCGTCGATAGCGTCAACGTATATTTTCGACGCTTCCGTTATGCCTTCAAGACCTCTCGTGAATGCGTCTTGAAATTTGCTCAACTCCTGTGTGATTACCAGCTCCATTTTTTCTTTCATTACTTCCTAACCCTTTCTTTATCGAACGTATAACTCTTACACCGAGGGCAAACCTTTGGCTTTTCAACCATCGACTGCCACTCATGCCCGCACTTCTTACATTTACACTTTGCCATACTGTTTCCTTTCTTTGATACCACTTATACTACTACGCCTTGCGCTGTGCAACAACAATCTTGAAAAAAAGTTATTGACGCCTTTCTTTAGCAATACACGCTATTGGCAATGGAACCTTTATCACAAAGTCCCGTTGCCCCTGTTTCCGCGCCGGTAGGAACTGCCGGACTCCCTGCTTTTGGCGTTGTCCCTGCACAGCAATACGAGCAGGCGCAAGCCGTGGATGCCGCGAATAAAGCCGCAGCCGACGCCAAAGCCCTTGAAATGGCAACTACGCAGGCTTCCTCTTTGCTCTCCTACATGAACCAGTGCTTGAACGAGGCAACGCTGGCAAAACAGATTTCTGGCATTACCGACAAGCTCCTTGAATCACAGCGTCGGAGACGTGGCGAACATTCACCGGAGAAGCTGGCAAGTCTCAAAAAGTACAATTTGCCAGTCTATTGGGTGCCCCTGACTCAGACGAAGTGCATCCACACAGAAGCATGGCTCCGCGATATCCTGATGCCGTATGCTGATAAGATTTGGAAACTTGGCCCGTCCGAGGAAATCGAGCTTCCTGAAAAGGACGAGCAGTTGATAACGAATACCGCAATGGAATCGGCTTCACAGTTCATGCAGGATGGCGGCATGGTATCGGATATGCAGATCCATGACTTGAAGGAAAAGTTGCGGAAAGCCATGAAGAAGGCGAAACTTGAGGACGCCAAAGATCGCGCTGATGCAATGGAATCTCTGATTTTCGACCAGCATGAGGAATGCGGCTTCCGTGGGGTATTCCGTGAATTTCAGTCAAATCTCGCAACTTACGGCACCGCTTTTCTGAAAGGCCCGTTCACCGTAAACAAGAAGATGCCGAAATGGGTCAACAATCAGCGGGTTATCGAAGATGTGGTTATCCCTTCCTGTTCTTCGCCTTCTCCGCATGACATGTTCCCGGCGCCGTGGGCCAAGGATGAGCAGGACGGGTATATCATCGAGCGAATCAAGACGTACCGCGAAGGTTTGTCCACTGTTCGCAAGCTCCCGTACTGGCAGACCAAGAATGTTGAGGATTTACTGGCAAATCAGCAGACTTCAGGCTCTTCAACCATCCTTTACGGCGATTATCAGAGGAATGTTCAAGAGGATAAATCGCAGATTCCCGTCGATAATCGCATTGAAATCTTCCAGTTTTCGGGGCCGGTACCCGGTTACATGCTAGAATCGTGGGGGCTTCTCGATATTGACGTGTCCCGCGACTATAACATGGAGGTCGTTTGGAGTCGTAATTTTATTCTGAAGGTCATGCCAGCATGGGACGACACAGGTATCAGGCCGTATTACAAGGCGGTCTTTAAGGTAGTTCCTGGCTCATTCTGGGGCGTTGGTGTGCCTCTCCTGATGTCTGCTTCACAGGATAGGGCCAACATGATGATGATTTCCCTGTTGGACAATACCAATTGGGGCACAGGCTTTATCGGGTGGGTGGATACGAACAGGGTTGCCAATGTTGACGATATCCGCGAGATGCACAGCAAGAAGTTCATTGCAACGAACTCGCAGCCCGGTCAGACTGGCGCACCAATGGGTGTAATACAGATGGATTTGAAGGTTGCGGAACTGAATTCGCTGTACGAACGGTGCCTGAGCGATGCCGATAATGAGTCAGGGGTTCCCGCCTACATGTATGGGAGTGGTGCAAGTGGCGCTGCCGGAGGGACTTACAGCGGTTTGTCCACACTGATGAATGCTGCGGCAAGAGGTATTAAGGACGCGCTTCTCGAAATTGATCAGGTAATGATCAAGTTTGTTCAACGATGGGCTGACTGGAATCACCAATACACCGACCGCGAGGACATAAAGGGCGATATCAGGGTTATCTGTTCTGGCGCAACCGGCCTGTTTGTTCAGGAGATGATGCTGGATAAGCTCGACGCTTTGATTGCTCAGTCTGTGCCGTTCATGCCTATCACGGGGCCAGCCTTCATTATCGGGATGCTTCGACAGAAGGCTCATGCGCTGCGTGTGGATATCTCCGACCTTCCGACAGATCAAGAGCTTTTGGATGCCAAGAAGGCGGCAAGCGAATCACAGCCGACACCCATCAAACCCAGTTTGAACATTGCCTGTAAATGGGAGAATATGACTCCTGAAGAGCGCGGAGCTGTGATGAAACAGACAATCGGGATTGACGAGAATGCGCCTGAAGTGGTGCCTAATCTGCCGCCTGGGCCGAATCAGGGTCAGCATGTTGCCACAACCGGCACTCCGGCAAAATTGCCAAGCAATTCACCGGGTAGTCAGGAAATGTCAGCCAATGGGAACGTAAAGCCCGTGACACCAATTTCAAAGTAATGATCGTGTAACAAACAAGTAGGAGGAAACAGTATGAAGAAGTCAGTAATCGGGATCGGGGCGGCTATGTTGGTTGGTGCGGTAATGTCGGTAATGGCGGCAAGCGAAGCCATCGACTCTGCGCGTGTGGCTACGTCTCAGCTTGTTGTTTACGGAACCAACAACGCTTCGACGTTTGCTGGTGCTGTTACGGTGGCTGGCAATGCTACGGTGTCTGGAACTCTCACGGCTTCAGGCGCACAGACAGTCGCGGGAACATTGACAGCTAGTACTAATCTTGTTGTTTCGGGACAACCTAAGTTTACGGTTGTCAAGGCTGCGGGTACTCTTACGAATGGGCCTGCGCTTACTACAACTTATCCGGCTGGAACTCTGACCAACACCGTGAACTATTTTTGTTTTCAGATTGGAACCAATTACTACGTGATTCCGGCCCTTCAATGCGGTGCGCCGTAATTTGTTGATCTCTCTCGTCTGATCCACGGGGGATGTTTGTAGGGGCGGCATTACAGGTGCCTGTAACACTTGTGATGCCGCCTTTTCTTTTGGAGATGACATGACTTTGCCACAGAACGACAGGGAACGCGAAAAGTTGAAGGCATACCTTCGCGCAAGACAAAGCGATGAAGGATTTGGCCTGTTCCTGTCGTGGATCGAGTCTGAATTGAAAAAGCGTGATATCGAGAACCGGATTCGCGGTTTTGAGAATACTGAAACCGCCGCCCAAGCTCTCGCAAAGATTTTGGAAATAGTTGCTGCCTGTCAAATGCCTGAGACAGACCGCACGAAAGAAGAATCAGGCATAGGAAGTATGTCTGCCTCAGTTCTCATGTGACCGGATAATCCTGCCACAGTCGCAGAACGTGACCGACAAACGAGAATGAAATGAGTGGAAGAAAAATACAGCCAAAAGCAATGACGATAGCGGAAATGCAAGCCGATGTTAATGCCGCCGAACAGGCCGCAAGAGCAGAGGAAGCTGCTGCTATTCCTGCTGAAGAAACCGTGACCCAGACCCCTCAAGCGGAACCAGTAAAGGAGTCAACTCCTCCTGAACCCGTCAAAGAGGTAACGCCTGCGCCCGTGAATGAATCAGCGGAACTCGACAGTCTTAAAGCTGCACTGGCGGATAAAGACGCCAAAATCGCAGAATTGACAAAGCGCGTTAGAGATGAGGATGGCAGAAACGGTGGGAGACTTGCACAACTTCAAGAGCAGGCCGTAAGGCAGGCTGAACAGATCAGGCAACTGACTGATGAAGTGCGTTTGTCCCGTAAGGTCGAAGCCAAGCCCGAACCCAAGCCGGAACCGGATGCACTGGAAACAGAGTTCCCGGCGCTTGCTGAGGGAGTCAATAACCGCACCAAGCCAGCGATGGATGCAGCGGCAAGGGCCGAGCAACAGGCCAAGGAAGCCAACGAAAAACTTGCCAAGATGCAGGTTGATCAGAGGACGCGGGACTGGAACGCATTCCTTGGTGTTGTAAAGAGTGCTGTACCAGACATGGACAAGACAAACGTCGATCCTGAATTCAATGCGTGGTTGGATGGCCGCAATCCTGGAACGTCTGTCAGTCGTAGGGCGACGATGGATGATTGCGCTGCAAGCCTGAATTCTGGACCCGTTATTGAACTGTTCCAGCAATGGAACAACGAGAAAAAGAAAAGTTCTGCTGCGGTTGAGCCTGTTACTCCCACGGTCGCAAGGCCGTCAAAGGAAGCACAGGTTGAGGTGCCAAGGTCTGGTGCCGAATCGACCACGAAGAAGAAGCCTTCAAATCAAGAAGCTGCCAAGCGATTGAAGCAGATTGAGGACAAGGTTTTGCGTGGTATCGGTGGTGTTTCAACTATAGCGGATCGTGAAGAATATTACAAACTTCTCGACGCTCAAGAGCGCGGGGAGTTTACATAAATGGAGTAAAAGAAAATGATTACGCAAGCGAACGGCGTCCCTAATATCAAAACTGATGGGTCTGCTGTATTAACAGTATACTCAAAAAAGTGGAACCTGCGGTACTGGCAAACAGCGGTTCTTCCTGACATCACAACTTCTCAGTACTTTGACAGTCTGAGCAAGGGCGATCAGGTTGAAGTCACGTCCGATCCTACACTTACCTTCAAAGTCTATGAAAATGGACAGAAACTTGACGTTGAGAGAGCAAATCTCACCAAGACTTCGGTGGTAGTTGATCAGGCTGGATACTTCAACGTCGCACTGACTGATGTTGATGAGCAGCTTTCCCATCTCGACCTCGCCAACAAGTACGAGGAAATCGGGCAGAAGGAAGGCCAGAAATACATCGACACCGCTTTCTTTGCGGCAATGGTCGATGTGGCTCATGCCAGCAACAAGGGCGCAACTGCCGGTTTGAAGTCGGCAAGCTGGAACCTTGGAACGTCTGGAGCCGGTGTTGCGGTAAACTCAAGCAACATCGTCAAGTTTGTAACCAGCCTTCAAGCCGTCCTGATGGAACAGGTTGCGACCAGCCAGGGTGACAACTGGTGTGTTATCCCTCCGTGGATGCACTGGCAGTTGATGAACTCGGAAATCAAGAACGCCTTTGCTATGGGTGACACGAAGTCGGCCCTGCGTACAGGGTTCATTGGTATGCTGAACGGCATGAAGTTCTACGTCAACGTGTACGTCAGCGGTTCTGGAATATCGGCTGCGGCTCCTACCGCGATTCTGGCCGGTAACAAGGAAGCAATCGTCTACACTCTCCGCATGAATAAGGCAGAGAAGTGGCGCGATGGCAGCTTTGAAACCCTGCTTCAGGGTCTCATGGTTTGGGGCTGGAAGTGCATCAAGCCGGTTGGTGTGGTCAACGCTTATGCGTACAAGGCTGCTGAAGCCTAAGAGTGAACAAAACATGGTGGCGGTTGGGTAAATCCTGACCGCTACCTTCAATAATAAACAGTAAACAAAAAACTCAAACGAGGTAAAAGATAATGAAAAGTAAGTTGATGAAAGTAGGGTGTGCGGTGGCGATTATGGCACTTGTGGCCGTGAAGTCATACGCTGTTACGACCAATGATCTGACGACTGGTGGAACTGCTTTGCCTGCTGGAATGACGCCTGTTGTTATTCTTGAAGGGACTGTAGACTTCGCCAAGAACACGGCGACCAATGCGGTTGACATGTTCAAGGTCATCAAAGTTCCTGCTGGTTACACGATCCTTGGTGCATCTGTGAAGATGGACAGGATTGAGTCTACCGCTGGTGCTGGTACTCTCGCTATCGGTCTGTGGGAGAGTGCGGCAAAATCGGCTACTAACTACTTCGCCATTTCAGCGCTGATGACTGACTTGACGACTGTGGCAAGTTCGCCGTTGAACTCCATGACCAACATGAATGCAACGTCGTACATTACCGTTGCGCCGAGTACCCCTTGTGCCACTGGCAAGGTTCATGTATCGGCATGTGTTATTCCGTTCCACTAATAGTGTAACGTGAAATCAAAGCCGGTCGTGGCAATCCCGCGACCGGCCTTTTCAGACATGGAGGGCGTATGGCAAAAGCACAGGCGAGTCAGATCATCACCGAAGTACGAGCAGCCCTTAACGATCCGAATGCTATCCGCTGGACGAATGCCGCGCTGTTCAATTATCTGTATGCGGCAGAACAATTCACCGCTGGAAATCACCCCGAAACGCAGTACGCGGATAAAATAGAAAATCCTTTGCCAGTTCTTCTGACGCAACTCACCGACTACACGACAATATCCGTGGAGCATTATTTTGCGCTCGTACATTTTGTGTGTTACCGAGTATTTTTGGAGGACAGCGACGACGCGGGTAATCAGAAACTCGCAATGAACCATCTTCAACTTTACAAAGACTCGCTTGGCGATGTCTCCGTAGGGAGGTAGAGAATGATTTCCAGATACCAAGATTTGTTGAATCTCCTGCGCGTTGATATCCCGCACTGTTCTGATGCTCTTCTTCTCCAGACTCTTCAGCAGGTGGGCAGAGAATTTGCGCGATTCACAGAAGCGTGGCGCGAGAAACTTGACTACAACATTGTAGATTCCCACAACGCCTACACTGTGGCTTATAATGCCGCGATTGCGCTTGGCATGAGTACGAGTGCGGCAGAAACACAAGGTAAGAACGCTCAGATTGCGGCGCGTGACTACGTTATCAAGCCGTCATACGAGGCTGAGATTGTCAGATTGTGGAGAGTGTTCACAAGCGGCGACGAGACACGGCCCATGACTGATCCGCAGTCGTATCGCTTCGATGTGGCTACCGGAACACTTACCTTCAACAGTGATTTGCAACAGTATTCACCTACGGCGACCAACTGGACGAACGGCGTCTCCTATGCCGTGGGTCAGTACGTCATTCAGGATTCTTTGAGGTATATCTGTTCAATCGCGCATGTTGCTGGAACATTCGCAACTGACCTTGCAGCGTACAGGTGGCAGCTTATGCCGAACGATATCATTGTCCGCGCTGTGTTGATTCCCAGGGTCTACTGTGTTGAGTTGGCTGCATGGTTCATGGAGAAGTGGGCGGAAGCGTTGGTGGCCGGCACAAAGGCAAAGCTCATGGCAATGAAAAACAAGAACTGGAGCAGCCCAGAGCGCGTTGCTTTCTTTGACGCAGAGTACAAGCACTACACCACGCTGGCCTGTCGTGAAAGGTTCACTGAGGACAAGAGCGTAGGGATGACCTTCAATACTCCGCAATTTGTGAGGTAGGAGGATATATGTATCAAACAGCAAGCATAGTGACCCTTAACCTTACAAACGGGGCGATTACTCAGAGCGACCCTGTGAGTGCCAGGGCTTCACTGTCAATCACGTTGACGGGTACTGGCTCGCTTGTGAATTCAAACATCAAGGCGGCTTTGTACCGGCTGAATCGCGTAGGCATTGACGGGACGCTCGTTGCCACATGTGACACGTTCACAGGGCCAGCCAATGCGTTTGTCGGGGCTATGTCGCTGAATACGGCGGAAGTAGTTGCGGCCTTCACCGACTTGGTTTCCTTGCGCGAGTACGAGACATGTGAATTCACGCTTCTGGTTTACGATGCTTCGCAGGCGGTATATCTGTATGTCGGGAAGCTCGATGTTGCCTATGAATATCCGCTGGCCGCTGGAACGCCGCCGAGTGTGAGCCCGATTACGAGCAGCACCGATACGTTTGGTGACATGAAACTTCACGCTGGTTCGCTCTATAAGCAGAGTCCTACGGATGGCTTGTGGTACAAGTGGGGTGTTTCTGGTGCAGGAACACAGGCGCATGAAATTCTGGATGATGTGGGGATTTCTCTATGAAGAAACTATTTGCTCTCTTAATGCTCATGCCTTCTCTGGTGTTCGCAGGTGGATCTGTGCAGGTGGACACCAATACCTTTCTCGTTACATGGCCCACCAACTTCTTTAATATCAATGGTGTTGTGGCGACTGGAACGGTAACTGCCCTCGATACCCGTGTTGGCGTGCTTGAAACAAAGGCCGTGGCGCAAAGCAATACAGTCACTACTGCGACAAATGACTTGCAGATTCTTACGACCAACTTCAACGCGAAGATTACGAATACTGCAACTTTCGCGCAGGGCATAATCGCAACGAACAACGCAGCGCGGATTTCTGTTCTGGAGTTATCTTCATCTTACACGAACCAGATTCCGTACACGAATGGGAGTATCTATGTTACGGGTTCATTGTATTCAGCGGGGAGTGCGTATGTCACTGGAACTGTTTATGCAGCTTCTTTTGTTGGTAGTGGCGTCGGTCTCACGGGCGTTATATCGGCTGTCACAGGAGGAGTAAATAGCGTAACGGCAGGCGGCAGCAACTTCACCGGAAACATCGTGCTGAACGGAACAGGTTTTGGGTACGGTGGGCCGGGGACGATTACGGTGACACGGGTTGATTATATGTGCAGGAATATAGCTCTGGCGACAAATATTTATGAGCAAAGCCTAGAAGGCCCTAGAGACGAGGAAATGACGATTGTGAAGATATTTGCAAAAGCAGATGCGTATCAGGCGACGTTCAATCTCATAAGCTACCCAACAAATAGTCCATGGAGAGCGAATATAACGACTAACATTGCCAACATTGTAGCTATTGACACAGGAATAATTGTTACGAATAATATCGTCATTCCTGCTGGGTACGAGTGGGGAACACAGATTGTTGATTTTGATCCCAGAAGTACGCAGGTAAGAATAACATACAAGGTACAGTTTCATTAATGAGATTCGCAAAGTTATACATAGACAGCTTTGACGGCATTGCTCCGATAATGTCGCCTAAGCTGCTGCCTGACAAGTGCGCTCAGGTTGCGCGAAACTGTTACCTATCACCGGGCAACATGAAGCCGTGGAAAGTTCCTCTGGCTGTGCAGGCGGCTCCCGGCAATACAACGATTTACCCTTGGCGTAGGAACGGTGGAACGCAATGGCTTGGCTGGAACACCGACGTTGATGTGGTGCAGAGTCCTGTTGCTGAGGATTCTTACGAGAGAATCTACTATACCGGCGATGGAGTCCCCAAAATAAAAGGGTGGGATGGAGGCGAGGTCACGAAGAACATGGAACGGCCTACCGCTACTGCACCAACTGTTGCAACGGCAAGTTATTTGTCTGATGCCATTATATCGGCAAACATGGTTGTTACCGAGCGAACCATAACGAACTTTGTAACAGGTTTTGGAATCATTACGCCGGGGCCAGCGACTACGGTGGCTGACCAGGTATGTGTTTTTCTTGGGACTAGGAAGAAAAGCACAGGAACAGAAATAGGATTTACTGTACCTGCTCATGCAGTTGCAACTTCTGCTTACGGAGTGTTTGGCCCTAATATTGCAATATCGTACACTTTCAAATGGGGCGCAGATACTATTGTTCCTCATTCGGGATTTGACGTGACCGCCGTTGGAACGATAACGCTTGATGACCCTGAACATACGACAGCGGCAATAACGTATGGCGGGTATCAGACTTCCCTTAATTATTCCTATCCCACGACGGCCAGTCTCGGAGCGCATGAAGTATGGATACCTATAGAGAAATTCGTTGGAACAAGTGGTTGGCCGAGTAGTCCTGTGTGGGTTTACTACGTGCAGACGTTACTTGACGCATGGGGCATGGAAGGGCCTCCATCTCCGGTGAGCAACGAGATAATGGTTAATCCCGGAGAGTACATTGTCATTTCAGATTTAGGTGATGCACAAGGTTGTGCGAAGCGAAGATTCTATCGGTCTGCTGCTGGTGCGAGCGAAGACTCTTTTTATTTCACTGGTGAATGTGATTCCGGGGATACGACGTTCAACGATGAGAAGAGCGACGCACAGTTGGCTGAGGAATTGCCGCTTTGCGAGAATCCGCCTACCGGATTGACAGGCATTGTGATGATGCCGGGTGGATGGGCTGCTGGTTTCGTTGGCAGGGAGATATGCTTTTCTTCGCTGTATATGCCGTGGAGTTGGCCGACCGAGTATCGTGTTGCATCTGACTTCAAGGTTGTAGGGCTCGGTGTTGCTGGCAATGACCTGTACGTGATGACGGAGGGAACTCCGTATCTAGTTACTGGCTACCATCCTGAGAGCTTGTCAGTATCGAAGATTGCCGTTGCACAGTCATGTGTTGCCAAGCGGTCTATTGCGACGATGGACAGGATGATTCTGTATGCCTGTCCTGATGGTGTTCAGAGTTTGATGGGTGGGTCTGGTGCATTGCTTACTGACAAGTTTTATGACAGAACGGCATGGCAGGCTATAACGCCTTCAGGAATCATTGCAGGTGTGAATGATCGAAGGTACTACTGTTTTCATTCCACGGGTGGCGTAGTGTTCAAGTTTGCTGATGGTGCTGACACTGTGACTACTACGGATCAGATTACCACTGGCGTCTATTCTGACTTGATTGATGACACGATGTATCTGATTCAGGCAGGCAATATCAATTCATGGAATCGGGGCGCAACCAATTTGACAATGCTTTGGCAGAGCAAGGAATTTGCCAGCAACAGGCGGGAAGTCTGGAGCGCGGCCCGTATTTTCGGAGAGACTTATCCGTTGACCTTGCGGCTATATGGTGAAGGCAATCTCATGGCTACAATTACAGTGAACAATCAAAGTTCTTTCAGATTGCCGAAGATGGAGCCATATCGCACATGGTCTTTCTCTCTTGAATCGACCGGCTATATCGACTTTTCGGCTATTGGAACATCAATGTCGGAACTTATAAGTGGTGGCAAATGAACAAGAATATCAATCAAGTAACACGAAGAGGCTTGCCGGGGATAGCGGCTCCCGATTTGGTTGAGGATGTTGAGTCGCGGCGCGTACTGCAAAGCCTGATTTTCAATATTCAGTGGATTCTTGATAACTGGCCTGCGAGCGCGGATGTGGTGAAGTCGGCTCCTGCTGCTTCCGGTGGTGGAGGAACAACGTACACTTTTGCAAAATCCGTATTGCTTACAGGGACAGAGGTAACTCTGGTGAACGATGCGGTTGCTCCGGGTAACAGCAAGTATTACGGCACCGATTCTTCAGGGGTGAAGGGGTTTCATACAGCATCATCGACTCCTGCTGGCGGCGATAAGTATATGGTCTTGCAAAAGGCAAGCGGGGATGATGGCGATGTTGTTTGGGATTGGGTGAGGGCTACGGCATGAGCAACCCATTCACAACACCTTCTGAAACAGTATCATGGCAAACATTGATTGATGAATTGGTCTCGGCCTATTCGGAAAGAAAAACTATAGTATCAATAGGAAAAGGATTTGGGCCATCTCCGTATGTCGCTACTGTTGGTAAAAATGTTCAAACAAAAACGTATTGGGCTACATTGCAGAGTTTTTTAGAGACAAATTGCATATATTACATTGATCATGTAAACGGGCCGTTGAACGTAGCAAATGATGAGTTTGTGTATTTTTCGCTGTCTACTTGGAGAACTATAGCTGGATTGAACGCATTAGGATTCCGTAGAAGTAGTGATGGCGTAAATTTTAGTTACGGACAGATGCAAGCAGAAGACATTATTGGGCCTTGGATATTCGAGGATCTTCAGAAGGGCTTCAGTGCGTTGAAATGGACAATGATAGGATGGGGGAACAACAACATTGGTGGTCAACCTAATTGGGTTGATTGGGACGCTATAGAATGGATTGGTACTTTTTACGCCACATCTCCATCTACGGCGGAAACTAATTATGCCAACGGAGATCAATGGGACACGGCATTTTGCATTGGAGCTATGAGTAGATGGGACGCTTCGGCTGGTGATTATGAACTTGGCGCTGGATATGTTACTGGTGGCCATTATAATATGTATGTCGGTTTTCCTGTAAATGCTCCAGTTACGTTAGGCTATATATATTGCACGTCTAGGAAAGCAAATACGATATGGGATACATATTCAGGTGACAACAGATTTGACGCCAACGGAGATGCGGTTCTTTTGAATAAAATTAACTATATCGGACAATCGGCATATACTGCTGGATCGTTAAAATCGCCTATAGGTGATTTTGGTCATCGTATAGCCGTAAGGCCGAATTGGCCGGTCGGCGGTCTGAGTGAAACAATACAAGGGTGGATGGCCAGCCGTGCTTATACGGTGTATAAGTGGGATTTCACTTACTCTTAAAGATGAAACAAAAACGGGGTGAATTATGAGTGATGCTTATGGTCTTGATGGTGGCTTCAAAACTCCGTCAGCTTTTGGTTCTGTTGAGAAAACTGTTACACCGGCAAGGGCGGCACTCAGCAGCCAGAACAGGCCTGACCAGTTTCTTAATCGCGTTTCAGGTATGGCGAACAGAACTTCCGCTTTGGGCGATACGATGCAAGCACAAGGCACAGGACTTCTCAATAAGTGGGGCGGCAGGGTGGATTCAGCGTTTAACGATGCTTCGTCTATTGCCAGCCGTGAGCCGTCTTGGTACGCTGACCGCGCAGGAGTTACCTCAAATCAGGCATTTGACGAGTCCAAAGGGGTTCAGGACAGGGCTTTGAGCAGGATGGGTATAAACCCTAACTCAGGGCGTTTTGTGGGCCTACAGACGCAGTGGGGCCTTGCCAGAGCAGCGGCAGAGGCAGGTGCGCGTACACGAGCAGCGCAGGACTCAGAGGCAACGAGATTCTCAAGATTGCAAAACTTGCTTGGTGTTGGCAATCAGGGTTTGAGTCAGGGGGCTAATATGCTTTCCGGGGCGGGTGGAGCTTATAGCCGGGCTGCTGGCGATTTTGGCGACATTTCAACCAGACTCGACAAGCAGGCGGAAGATGCCGCCACATGGGATTATCTCAACAAAGAGAAAAAGGTCAAAGTAGCCTTGCCGCCTGAACCGCCGAAGGCCGCTGATTCTGGCTTTGTGCCGGTACTCAAAAAGCCTGCCGTTTCTGTTGCGCCGGCAGAAGCTAAGGGCTTCACACCGGCAATTAAACCGCCTGTCCTTGGGAAACCCTATGTCAGCCGGAAACCTTTATCGTTATCAAGCGGTATTGATGTGTCCAACAAGGGTACGACTTACACTCTTCCGTTTGCTTTGTAGAAGGAGGGTATCAGCATGGGTATGTATGCAGGAATGACTAAAGGGCTTGTGATGAGCAGGCAGCAAGAAGCGCAAGACCTTCAGAACGAGGAAGCAACCCTCCGTAATCAGGGTCTTCGTCAAAACATGGATATTGTCACCAAAAAGCAGGGCCAAAGCGACCAAGCCGATTATCTCCATGAATTGGCAGCAGGTAACGAGGCTTTGTTCGATCCGCCTGAGAATATTGCACAAGTCTATCCACGTTTTACCGCCGACTTTAAAAAGAAGTACAAGGCCATACAGCCGAACCAAGACGGAAGTTTGACTCTCATTGGCCATGATGATTCAGCGAAGATCGTAACGAAGGATGGTGCCGCAGCAAGGGCCAGACAGTTGCGTGAACAAGCGTATGCCATGATGCAAGGATCAAGAGCAAAGATCGAGACACCGCAGGACTTGGAGTTTGAACGGGCCAAGATTGATTATGAGAAGGCCAAAAAGCAGGCACTTGAGAACAAGCCGGTAAAGAAGGAGAAGCCGACAGCCTTTGAGACAGGATCAGCACTCAACGAATTCGCAAAGGTGTATGATATTTCCGGTCTACAAATTACACCCGCTGATGAAAAGACGAATTTGTTCATCAAAAAGCAGGCACAAAAGACAATATCCGATGGCCTTCTTGCCGGAAAGCCTATGGATGAGGTTGCGGAAGAGCTTGGCTTGAAGCCGTTTTCAGAGAAAGCACAGGCAGATATTGATGCGGTAGGGAGTCGTCCTTGGGTCTTTGGCATAAAAGAATATGACGACAATCTCGCAGCACTCAAACAGAAAAAGGCCGACGCCGAAGCCGCTCTCAAATCTGCGAAAGGCAAACCGATAGCAGCTTTGCGGCAACCGGACGAATCGCAGACAGGCAATACGATAAAAGTGGACAACAACGGTGTG